TTGTGTCATTGTGTCGCTTTCCTTACTGGCCAAGGCTTGATTGCCTAGCGCCAGGAAAAGCCCGCCTAACGTGATTGCTAGGCGGGCTTTGCGGGCGTTAGGCGTTAGCAGCAATCGCAATTGGCAATCGGCTTGCCGTTTCGGCACAATTCGAATTCGCTTTCGAATTCGCGCGCTATCCGCAAGGCTTGATCCGCCGCTTGCTCGAGCGTTAGGCCGCTTTCGTTTTCGTCGCTTCTAAGCTCGAATATAATGTCGCCTATATCGTCGCCATAAGCGCAAACCATCCAATTGCTTTGATCGGGCAAGCCGCCGCCGTCTAAGCATGTCGCCCACACAAACGCGCCGCTTCCCATATATCGCGAAAGCAACTGGCACCCGCCGCCGCCGGTTTCGAATTGAAAGCCTTGCGCTTCTAAAATGTTGTCCATGTCATTTATTCCCGTTTCGGGCTTGGCTTGATTGCCTAGCGCCATGAAAAGCCCGCTAGCGTTGAAACTAGCGGGCTTTGCGGGCGTTAGGCGTCAAGCCCTATGTTATAACCGCATTTTCTAACTTCAACGCCGCGCCACAACATGCCGCGCCTAATGAATTCAAAGCGCCATTTGGCTTGCGCCCGCCTAAGCTTAGGCCAAGCGATCTGCTGGCCGTCTGCTAATATCGCCCATGCTGTCCAATTGCTTTCGTTTGTCATTGCCATTTATCCTACTACAAAGCCGCTTGTATCTTTGCGGGCCTTGCCTTTCGCGTATAGCGCCACAATCGCGCCGCGCGGATCAAGGTGCCTTATGTCGCTGTCGTCGCCGTCAACTAGGGGAAGGCCTAGGAACGTTTCGCCATTGGCTAGCATTGCTTCAACTATGGCGCGGTTGCGAAAAACAACAGCGATCCGCTCACCATTGGCGACGGCCTTGGCGACATAGGGCGCATAGGCGGGGACGCCGCTATAGCTAAACGTCAAATCATAGTTTGCTGGAATATTCTTGCGATTAGCGATCTTTGTATAATCGTAGAATTGAACGTTCGGGAATGCCTCAAAAATATTGGCGTAGGCATTAAAATTTAGGCGCGGGTGCGGCACGGCGATATTCTCAAAACGAATGTCGCTTGTGCCGTTAGGCCTGACAACAAGCTTGTAGCCATTGCGCTTGGCCTTGGCGCTTTCACGCGCTATTTCACTGTACAATTGCGCCATAAATTGATCGCGATATTGGTTGAAATATAGCGTTTTTCTAAGGCGCGATAACATAACGTTAGACATAGCGCCGCGGCCCGCCGTGAATAGGCAAGGGCCGTCGCATTTGGCGAGCTTTGCCATTGGGCACAATTGCACGCCTGATCCCATTGCGGGCATAAGATACAATATGGCGGTTTTGATCCCGTATTTTTCGCCCTTGATCGTTTTCGCGTTTGTATCAAGGCCTAAGAGCTTTTCTGGAAAGCGCGCGAATAGCGATCTGTTTTTGTCGCTGGATAAAATTTGCAATTGAATGTCAAGCGATAGCGCGCTGATATCAAAAGCAAGGGCATTGGCTGGATTAGTTTGCATTAGCATTGGTTAGGTTTCCTTTCGTTTGTTTGGGATCAGACGCGCGCAAGAGCCGCGCAAATGCGATTGTAAACGTCGCGTTTGCTGAAATAATATTCAGCATTTTTTTCACCAATGCGAAAATTGCCCCATTGGTTATTGTCTTGGTTAGCTAGGATCGCGCGGCGCAATGCATCGCCATTGCCGAAAGCTTCTTTAAAGCCGTCAAGGTTAAAATGCGCGATAAAGCCGCTTGCCAGATATAGAAAGCCATAGCCGCGTCTGTTTAGCTTGCTGATATCGCGGCAAGCGGCGACGACGTTTTTGCAGATAAGCTCTTGCTCTTTGTCGCTGATAGGCTGGATTGACATTAGTTAGGTTTCCTTTCGATTAATTGATTGCGGGGCCGAACAAGGCCGCGTCAAGCGCCAAGGCGGCTAGCAGATAAAGCGCAAATAGGGCGCAATGGATTGTCGTTTGTTTCATTGGTTAGGTTTCCTTTCGTTTGTTTGCGCGGGCTTAAGCAAAATAGCCAAGCTTGCGGGCGTTAGCTTTAAGGCGGGCGACGTCGCCAGTCTTAACGCGGCGCGACGTTACCTTGCGCCCATTGTGGCCGTAGTAAGTTATGACGCTATCAAACGTCCAATGAGTAACGCGGACATGCTTGCGTGATCGCGGCATATTGGCAGGGCGCGGCGCGGGCTTGCGCGATAGGGCGGCGATTGCTTTTGTGATTAGGTTAATCATTGGCTTGGGTTCCTTATTGCTTGTTACTAACGCCGCACTATCGCCCATAGGTTATAGTGTCAACCAATGGTTGTATATATTGCTTAGTGATTGTTTCGATTAATCCGCCCGCATTAATCGAATTGGCGATTAGTCGGGATTGCAGGCTTGGGGATAGGGCAATCACCCGTCCATCCGCCCGCGCTTCACGCTGCGCCCTATAAAACGCGCGAGCCTATCGGCATGTATCGGCTGGCAATCATGGCCAGCTGTACCATGCGCTGTACCAAAAGCCCGCTAACCCTAGGGAATCCGCCAATCTGCGCCCCATGCCCTATGGGGCAGACGCCCAAAAACGGCGGATTTCCGCGGGTTTCGCGCGAACGGGGGCGGGGGGAGGGGGTCTCCGCACCCCCGCGTCCCGTGATGGGCATATAGGCCGTTCCGCGAAAATCTCAAAAGCTGAGTCAACCTTTGCTTGCACGGCGGGGATCGCCAGGCGGAGAGGGCCAGTAGAAATTACACACCCTTCGAAAAAGTCCCAAGGGTGTGTAATAGGGTGTGTAGACCTCAAAGCCGCAGAACTCCTCGACTTTTTGGTCCGATTACACACCCACACACCCTTTTCTCTTTTTTTCTAAGGGAAAATAAAAATATATATAAATACTAAAAAGGGGGTGTTGGTGTGCCACTGCACCACCCTCTGGCGAATTTCCCAAAAAAGTGCCTAGCCCGTGTAATTTTGGTCAAAACACCCCAAAAACCCTAGGATTCTCTAGGCGTTGCGCGATTACACACCCTTGCGACCCCGATTTCCAAGGGTGTGTAATTTCCTGCTAAGTCATTGATTTTATTCGTCACACCCTATTACACACCCTTGCGCCCCTCCGCCAAGGGTGTGTAATCGCACGTCGGAGCTTGCGTTCACCCACTGGCCCGACTACAACACCACCGAAACTTGACAGGACAACGCGCAGTGAGCGATCCGTTTGACAGTATTGTGCTACCATACCTGGCGATGGACACCCCACCGCCGGCTCCCGCTGCCAAACGGAAACCCGTCGCGAAGCCGAAAGCCAAACCTGTACCGATTTCCGTACAGGAGGATGAAGAACTTCCCGAAGTGGAGATTCTGCCCCCGCTCCCGAAACGCATCCACGAAGCCCGCGACATCATCGACGACGCCGGTCGCACCTATAAGCAGCCGAAGGTCGATCTCTCGGAGGTCGAGGCGATGGCCAGTGTGGGGATGACCACCAAGCAGATCGCCGATGCGCTGAAGTTACCCCCGTCCGTGTTCGGCAAGCTCATAAAGAACGATCCGACTGTGCAGGAGGCCATCGACCAAGGGACTTCCCGTGGCATCAAGATGGTGACCGACAGCCTTTTCGGCATGGCGCTCAAAGGGAATGTCGCTGCGGCGATCTTCTTCCTGAAGAACAAGGGCGGCTGGGCTGATAAGCAGGAATTGGATCAGCGTTTACAGGTGGAAACGAAAATGTCGTTTGACGACGCCGTCGAAGCCCTTAAAGCAGCGGGCATAGACCCGTCGAAAATATAGAAAGAAGCACATGGCCGACAACGACGACGACAAAGTAGTTCCCTTCACCCGCCCAGTCGCCCCCAAAGGCGACGACATAAAGGCGCTGAACATGAACGGCGATGCGCTGATCGCGCTACTGGCGAAATACGACACCGTCGCCATCGTCGGGTGGAGCGACGAGGTGGAGGTTCTCGACGTCATCTCAGCCGAACACGACAGCGCCGTGCTGTACGAACTGCTGCAACATGCGGCGTCGAACATCGCGCTTCAAGCACTCGACAACGCCAACGCCAGCACGTTTCACTAATGGCCGACACGCACGACGAGAACTTCAAACCGGACTTGTCGGCAATCGCCAACGAGGACGCTGTCGCGCAGGCGCAGATCGCGGCTGTGGCGGAAGAGGAGAAGGCCGTCGCGCTGGCTGAAGCCATCCGCGTCATCCGCGACCACAAAAAGAAGAACAAGCTGGAGTTCTTCACGGCGTACAAATGGCAGATGCAGTTCTACGAGGCCGGCACCCGCTCCAAACAGCGGGCGCTGATGGCCGCGAACCGCGTCGGCAAGTCGTACAGCGCCGCGTATGAGATGGCCTGCCATCTCACTGGCAAATACCCCGACTGGTGGCCAGGCATAAAGTTTTTCAGGCCGATCAACGCATGGGCGATGGGCGTCACGGGCGAACAGATGCGCGACGTGATCCAGCGGGAACTGTTCGGGTCGCTGAACGGGCGCATCTTCGACGGCGGGTTCATATTGCCCAACGAAGTACGCAGCATCGTTCCAGCCGCAGGGACGCCACGCCTGGCGAAGGACGTCTACATCTGGCACCAGAGCGGTGGCTACAGCTGCCTCTCACATAAATCCTATTCGCAGGGGCAGGCGCCGCTGATGGGGTCGTCTATCGACATCGCGTGGATCGACGAAGAGCCGACTGACCCCGAAATTTACCCACAGGTGCTGACCCGTACCGCCACCGGCAACGATGGTAAGGGCGGCTATGTCCTTTTGACGTTCACGCCGGAAAACGGCATGACCGAACTCGTTGGCCAGTTCATGGAGAGCCTGAAGGAAGGCCAATACCTCCAGAACGTGACGTGGGAAGAGGCAGAACACCTCGACGACGACACAAAACGCCAACTTTTAGCTGCCATCCCCGAATACCAACGCGAGATGCGCTCCAAGGGCATCCCCGTGCTGGGCGAGGGCATGGTCTTTCCGGTCGCGGAAGAGGCGATCAAGGTCGATCCGTTCGAAATACCGCAGCACTTCCGCATTTGTGCCGCTATCGACTTCGGGATCAGTCACCCCACCGCGGTCGCGTGGATGGCATACGACGCAGACCGCGACATCATCTACCTGTACGACAGCTACAAGCGCGCTGGAGAGATACCAGCCGTCCACAGCGCCATGATCAGGGCCAAAGGGCCGGCGATCCCGCTGCTGTACCCACACGACGGCGACAACCGCGAAAAAGGCAGTGGCAACACGATGGCCGACCTCTATCGCGAAGCTGGATTGAACGTCGTCGGGCGTTTCACCAATCCTGACGGGTCGAACTTCGTCGAGCCAGGGATCATGGAGATTCTTGAGCGTATGCGGACTGGCCGGTTCAAGGTCTTCGCCGATCAGAAGGATTTCTTCGACGAATTCCGCCGTTATCACCGCAAGCAGGGCAAGATCGTCAAAGAGCACGACGATTTGATCGACGCGGTGCGCTATGCAGCCTTGTCAGTGCAGCGTTTTGGGGTTAGTAAGGCGGAACTTAAGATGCCAGAGGTGTATGGACGCCACGGCGTGTCGTTAACCGAGGATTGGGACATTTAATGCCTGAGATCAAAGATACCCCGCTTGAAGAAAGCGAATTGCTGTCGCTATTGGAGCGGAACCTCGACGCCGCGGACACTTACACCGAAAGTCTGGTTGGCGAACAGCGCGATAAGAGCCATCGGTACTATTTCGGTGAGCCACTGGGCAACGAGAAGCCTGGCCGCAGCCAGCACGTCTCCCGCGACGTCTTTGACGCCGTAGAGTCCACCAAGGCATTGCTGCTCGACACCTTCACCGCCGACCGGCGTGTGGTCGAGTTCACACCAGAGACGAACGAAGACATTGAAGCCGCACGGCAGGCCACCGAGTTCGTTAACTATCTGTTTTATCGCCAGAATAATGGCTTCAAAGTCCTGCAAGACACCCTCCATGACGGTTTGGTGAGCAAGCTGGGCGTCGTCAAGCGTTGGTACGACAAACGCTACTCCTACATCCAAGAAGACTTTGCCGATCTGGACGAAGCGCAGTTCGTGATGCTGGCATCGGACCCCGAAGTCGAAATCACGACGCTTGACCAGACGATTGTTCAAGCGGAGATGGTTGATCCGATGACCGGCATGGTCGTCATGCCCGCGGTTACAACCTACACGGGTGAACTCAAGCGTCGGATAGACAAGAGCCAAGTTCGTGTTGACAATTTGGAGCCAGAAAAACTTTACATCAGTCCCCGCGCCAAGACGCTTGAGGATGCGGACTTCGTCTCGTACCGGTACGAGAAAGAGATCGGCGAACTGTTGGAAGACGGCTACGACCCCGAAAAGGTCGAAGAGCTTGACGAAGAGTTGGATACTTACCGCGACTCGACCCTGGGCCGCGACAGTTACGACGAGTTCTCCGCCGAGACAAGTATGCGGGACGACCACCCGAACCGCACATATGTGACGATCTACGAAAGCTACATCCGCATCTACGACCCAGAGGTCGAGTCGCGCTGCACCTACAAGGTGGTTCACTCACGTCGCGCCCTGCTGGACATGGAGAAGGTCGAAAGCCACCCGTTCCGCGGTTGGTGTCCGTTCCCTGTACCGCACAAGGCCATCGGCCTGTCGCTTGCCGACGTCACGATGGACCTTCAGAAGTCGCAGTCAACGCTGAAGCGCAGCGTCATTGACAATGCGTTCTTGACCAACACCTCACGCTGGGTGGCGAACCTGTCGCTGGTCCGCAATCCGCGTGACCTGATCGACAACAAGCTTGGCGCCGTCATCGACGTCAACGCGATGGACCCGTCGTCGGTCGTCCAGCCGCTGAACACCCCGCAAATCAGCGCCAACGTCTTCACGACGATGGAGTTGCTGGAGCAGGAGAAGGAAGCGCGTTCAGGCTCTAGCCGCATGTCCAAGGGCTTGGACAGCGACGTCGTGTCGAAGCAGAACAGCAACGACATGGTCACGCGGTACATGAACGCCAGCAACCGTCGCACGATGGTCATGGCGCGCAACTTCGCAGAGAGCTTCCTGAAGCCACTGATGTTCGACCTCTACCGCCTGGCGATTGAGAACGACACCCAGACCCGCATGGTGCAGTTGAGCGGCAAGTTTGTGCCAATCGACCCCAAGCAGCTGCGCGAACGCACCGAGATGGACGTCGCCGTGGCCCTGACGCCAGACGCCCGCGCCGCTGAAGCGCGGACGCTGACCATGCTTGACCAGATGTGGACCGCGAACCCGCAAGACCCAACGCTGAACGGCATGTACCAAGCGCAGCAGCGGTTTGCGCTGTTGGCGCGCGCTGTAGACCTCATGGGCCTCAAGGGTGGGGATAAGTACCTCCTGTCGCCGATGTCGCCTGAATACCAACAGGGCCAGCAGCAGAACGCCCAGCAGGCCGAGCAGCAGAAGCAGATGGCCCAGCAGATCGAATTCAAAAAGCTTGAGCTTGACGAGCGCAAGGTCATGGTTGACGAGCGCGGTGCCGCAGTGGCCGAAGAGAAGCTGGTGCTTGAAGCCGAGAAGATTGGCGTTGAGCTATCGACCAAAGCGCAAGAGATGATCTCCAAGCAGGAGAAGGACTCAGCCGACCTCATTATGAAGGCCGCAGAGTTCCGCCACGAGCAGACGACTGACCTGGCCTACATCGGCATTGAGTCGAAAAACGCGGCCATGCAGAACCAGAACGGCAACCGCGGAGACGAGAATGACTGATTTCGAAAACGCCGTAGCGGCGTTCCAGAAGAAGAAGAACCCCCGCACCGAGGCTGAAGCCAAGCGCGAGGCGTACAAAAAGATGGTGAAGGAATACACCAAGCTCAAGTACGGCTACAACAGCGCGGGGGAGCGCGTGGAGCGCCCAATCACGGAAAAACGCATAGCGACCGCCGAAGCAGCCAAGACCCGCGTCATCGAAGACGCGTCGGTCGGCCTGGCTGACTTCTTCAAGGAAGAAAAATAATGGACATCGACTACGGGATCGACGGCGCAGAGCAAGCTGCCGAAGAAGCAACCCGCCTACTAAACAACGACGCTTTCAACGACGCATACACGTCGCTACTGGCGGAAATCGAACAAAAGCTATTCATGTCGGACATGGGCGCGCAGGCCGAACGTGAAACCTTATTCCATCTGCACCGCGCCGCGCAGATGTTCGTCAACAATATCGCATCTCGCATCAACCATTTTCAGTTGAAACAAATGCAAGATTCGGATACACAGGAGACTTGAAGTGACAGAGCAAACCGCAACGGACTCTGCACCGAGTGCTGAAGAGCGTTTGGCTGCGTTGTACACCGCCCCCGATGAGGACACGGCGAGTACAAAAGCCGATTTACAGCCCGAAGATGAAGATGAGGGCGAAGTTGAAGTAGTCGAGGACGAGGTTGAAGCAGACACCGACGATTCCGAGGAAGCCGAAGACGGCCAAACCGAGGACGAAGAGGACGAAGCCGATACCGAAGAGGAGTCAGATGAATCTGACGATGACGACAAAGCTGAACAGCTAGTCGAGATCGAAGGTGAAACACTGACGCTTGAAGAGGTCAAACTCGGATACCTCCGCCAGTCGGACTACACCAAGAAGACGCAAGCAGTTGCGGAACAACGTAAGGCCGTCGAAGAAGACAGCCAGTACTACGCTTCCACACTGAACAGTCTCTTGACCGCCGTGGGTGCTGACGTTCAACGTTTTCAAAGCGTTGATTGGGAGCGCGCAGCGGTGGAAAACCCTGAACAGTACCGCCAAGCCAAGACAGCATACGAACACTCTCTCCAGACGTTCAACGGAATCCGTGGACAGGTGGAAGACTTCGTACAGCGGACCAAACAGACACAGGAAGCCGCGTTGAAGGCGCAAGCCAAAGAAGCGGTGGCCGTACTAAAAACGACCATTCCTGGGTGGAATAACGAGTTGTACGCTCAGATCGGTGAGTTTGCCCATAAAGAGTTGGGTTTCGCGCCAGAAGAGTTCAACAACATCGCTGACCACCGCGCTATTCGGTCCATCTGGAGTGCTATGCAGTATCACAGGGGTCGCAAGGTCGTGACTGAGAAGAAAGTCAAAGTCGCACCTACCAAAACTTTGTCTGACAAGAGGGCAACGGAATCTAAGGTCGTTCATGGCCGTAAACAGATGAATAAGCAGCGCGAAGTGCTGCGGAACTCTGGGAAGGTAGACGACGCTGTTGCACTCTTGGCTAATCGCTTAAGGTAAATCAAAATGGCTACAATTTCTGGCGTTGCAAAAACTTATGACTTGGTCGGCAAGCAAGAAGATGTCGAAGACATCATCTATGACATCTCGCCTACCGACACTCCATTCCTTTCGTCCATCGGCACGTCCAAGGCGAAAGCAACCAACCACCAGTGGCAGCAGGACAAGCTGGCCTCACCCGCAGCCAACAAGGCTGTTGAAGGTGCGGCTGCTGGTGCTGCAACCGCTTCCGACACGACGCTGAAGTCTGCCAACACGCAGATTTTCAAGGGCGTTGTCGAAGTATCCGGTACTGCCCGCGCAATCGGCCTTTACGGTCGTGCGGACGAACTGGCCCGCCTCGTTGCCAAGAAGGGCAAGGAAATCAAGCGCGACATCGAGTTCGCGATGGTGGGTAACGCACAGGCTGGTACTGCTGGCAACGGCACGACTGCTCGTGAACTGACTTCGGCTCAGAACCAGATCGCTGCTGGCACGACCAACACGAACGGTACGAACCGTGCGTTTTCTGAAACGATCCTCTTGGACGTTATGCAGAAGGTCTTCACCGCAGGCGGTATGCCTAACCAGCTTCAGGTAACACCATCGCACTCGCTGATCGTTGCCGGCTTCGCAGCCGCTTCGGGACGCACTCGCGATTTCGGTGTGCAGAAGAAGCTCGTAAACGCAGTCGATCTGTACGTCTCGCCATTTGGTGAAGTTGCAGTGGTTCCTAACCGCTTCCTCAACGCCAACACTGCCCTGGTTCTCGACACCGAGTACTGGAGCCGTGCAGTTCTCCGCCCAATGGCCACCACGGTCTTGGCGAAGGACGGCGACAGCGAGAAGCGCATGATGCTCACCGAACTGACGCTCGTTTGCGAAAACGACGAAGCATCGGGTCTGGCAAGCGCACTGACCGCGTAATGAAATGAGGGGAGGGCGGCAGTTGGGTGCCGCTCTCCTCTTTACTCTTGAATGAAAGCCTCTGATGTCCGACGAACTTAAAACCACTCTTGAGTTTGACCGCAACACGGGGCTTCACACGCTGCGGCACACGCAGGACGTGACTTCGATCATCGAAGCAAACAAGCGCGCCCAAGCCGATGCCATCGGCACGAAATTCGGCGACTTCGCGAAGGTTGCCAGCATCCCGTACTCCGTAGTGCTTGAGTGGAAGCAGAAGTACGGCATCAACGCGATGGCCCCATCGCCTGAAGACAAGATTCGCATGGTTGCTCTTTTGAACGATCCAGACTATGCCTTTCTGCGTACACGCGGAGGTAAGTTGTGAGCATAACCACCTACACCGAACTGAAAGCCGCTATCGCCGACTGGCTGAACCGCGACGACATTTCAGACGCCCGCTTGAGCGATTTCGTGCAGATGGCGGAGAACCGCATCTTCCACGTTCTACGCATCCCGCCGATGGAGCGGTACGCCAACATCACCACCGACAGCGAAGGCAAGGTGGCGATCCCTGGCGACTTCCTTGAAGCGAAAGACGTCATCTTCAACAGCAAGGCCCTGGATCGCATTTCCACGACCGAGTTCTACGCCCGTGACGCCTTGCAAGGCACCCCGATTTCATTCATGCGTGAGACGGTGTATCTGCGCCTGTGGCCGACGCCAGGCCCAGACCTGACCGGCCTTAGCCTGATCTATTACGCACTGCCGACCGCGCTGTCTGCGTCGAACGCGACGAACGCCGTGTTTTCAATGGCCCCCGAACTGTATTTGTACGGCGCGCTGGTCGCAGCCGGCGTCTACCACGGCTCACCTGTCGAGAAGATTCAGGTGTGGTCAGAGACGTTTAACGACACGATGCAAAGGTTGATGGAGAACGCTCGTCAGAGTGAGGTTTCCGGCGCCACCAACACTGTTCAGAGCGGATACTGATAGATGTCTACGTCGAGCTTCTTTGCTGGTGGTGAGTCACCGCAGACCAACATCTATGAAGACGACGCAGCAGCGAGTGCTGCGGCAGCGGCGGCAAGTGCTGCGGCAGCGGCCTCGTCGTCGCGCATTGAGATGCGCGTAACGGCGACCCACATTCAATACAAATACGTTGACGGCACGACATGGGTCGACCTTGTCGCCTTGGCTGACATCGACGGCCCGCAGGGGCCAATCGGGCCAACCGGCGAGATCGGACCAGTAGGCGCTACCGGCCCTGCTGGAGAAACTGGCGCGACCGGAGCGAAAGGCGATACGGGCGACCCAGGCCCAGCAGGCGCTACAGGCGCAACGGGGGCCACAGGGGCCACAGGGGCCACTGGCGCTGCCGGCCCCTCCGTAGAGTTACAGAAGACCGCAACGCACATCCAGTGGCGGGTTGTTGGCGCGACAACGTGGATCGATCTGGTCGCACTAGCCGACATAGAGGGGCCGCAAGGCGCTACAGGCGCAACGGGGGCTACAGGGGCCACAGGCGCGACAGGGGCGACCGGCCCAGCCGGTCCAGCCGGCCCAGCAGGCGCGGATGGTGTCATTCAGACCATCACATCAACGGACGGCTCGGTGACAGTCACCGGTACGTCGGACATAGACTTGTCTGTCGCTGTTGCCGGCGCGACTTCCAATGTAATTCTGCCTGTCCGCAACACCACGGGCGCAACGCTGACAAAAGGCACGGCGGTATATATCAGCGGCGCCACTGGCCAGGTTTCGACTGTCAGTAAGGCAATCGCAACCAGCGATGCAACGTCAGCGCAAACGCTTGGCTTGGTCACTGCCGACATTGCCAACAACGCGAATGGTAACGTCACGCTGATCGGAACCATCACCAATATCGACACATCTGCTTACACGGATGGGCAGCAATTATACCTTAGCCCTACAACGGCTGGGACACTGACAGGAACCAAGCCGTACGCACCAAGTCATCTTGTCTATATGGCTGTGGTGGAACACGCTCACCCATCTCAGGGCAAGCTGTTCGTCAAAGTGCAAAATGGCTATGAGATGGATGAGCTTCACGATGTGTCGGCTCAATCCCCTGCCAACAACGACGGGCTGTTTTACAACACATCGACAAGTTTGTGGGAAAAGAAGTCGATTGTCACGGCTTTGGGATACACGCCTTACAATGCGACTAACCCCACTGGCTACGTTAGCACTGGAAAAAGCATCGCATTAAGCATGATATTTGGATTGTAAGGAAGTAATATGGCAAACCCTAATATAGTAAACATAGCTGCCATTTATGGCAACAACTCTAGTACCGCTCTGTCCTCGACCAGCGCGACCTCTATCGTGAGCAACGCCGCGTCCAGCGGTAAGGTGTTTAAGATCAACTCCATTATGGTTGCCAACGTAGACGGCACATCTGCTGCTGACATCACGATTAACAAGTATAGCGCGGCGGCTCTGGGTGGTACGGCCTTCCCGATTGCTTCGACGATCTCGGTGCCTGCTGACGCAACTCTTGTCGTCGTTGACAAGACAACGTCGTTTTACCTCAAGGAAAACGAAAGCATCGGCGCTACGGCTGGCACGGCGAACGATCTTGTTGTCACCTGTTCGTGGGAAGAACTCAACTCGTAAGGACGTTGAATGTTTAGGCGTTACCCTCGCGGCATCATTACAGCTAACACACCGGCAGGTCTGTCCGGTGTGTGGAGCCTTAGCGAGAACTTTCAGTACACCGGTTCTATCCAATCAATCAGCTATTTGATTGCTGCCGGAGGTGCGTCAGGCGGTACCGCCAACACCAACACGGGTACTGGTGGCGGGGGTGCTGGCGGGTTGCTAACCGGCACCGCGCAAGGTTTTCCGGGGACAACGTACACGATAACTGTTGGCGCTGGGGGCGCATCCCCCGCCAGCGTAGCTATCGGGAACAACGGCAGTAATTCTTCGGCCTTTAGCCAGACTGCTACGGGCGGTGGCGGTGGCGGCACCAGCGCAGGCGGCGGCGGCGCTCCGACCAACCCAGCAACAGGCGGCTCCGGCGGTGGCGGCGCGGGTACGTTCTACAGCGGATCTTCACCGGGAGCAGCAGGTACCGGCGGCCAAGGCAGCGCAGGCGGCGATGGCCAAAACTCAACAGTAGACGCAGACCTTCAGCGTGGCGGCGGTGGCGGCGGTGCTAGTGCAGCAGGTTCCACTGGGTTTACCGGCAATGGCGGCGCAGGTACCGCATCGTCAATCACAGGCACTTCGGTAACTTATGCCGGTGGCGGCGGTGGGGGTAAACGCACCGCTGGCACGGCTGGCGCTGGCGGCGCTGGCGGCGGCGGCAACGGTGGCGCGGACGCCAACGGCTCTGCTGGCACGGCCAACACAGGCGGTGGCGGCGGTGGCTGCGGTACCGGCGGGGGCACGTTACGCACAGGCGGCGCAGGCGGCTCAGGCGTAGTCATCTTGTCTCTGCCTTTGGAAAGCTACACCGGCATAACAACGGGTTCTCCGGTAGTTTCGGTAAGCGGCACGAATGCCGTGTTGCAGTTCAATTCATCAGGGTCGTACACTGTCGGCAACGGCGGCGCTGTGTACTACAGCGCAGACTTGCTTTTGGTTGCTGGTGGAGGCAGTGGCGGTAGCACGGGCGGCGGTGGTGGCGGCGCGGGCGGTCATGTTTCACTCTCCGCCCAAACGCTGTTTGCTGGCAGTGTGTACACAGTCACGGTGGGCGCTGGCGCTACGGCCCCAGCGGGCTTCGCCCAAGGTGGTAGCGGCACCAATTCGTCCGTAACAGGGTTTACCGCTGCGGTTGGTGGTGGCGCTGGTTCTTACGGTGCTAGTTCTACTGTGTTCTCCGGCGGTTCTGGTGGCGGCGCTGGCAACGGCGTAGGCACTGGCGGCGCAGGAACCTCTGGGCAAGGTAACGCAGGCGGCGGCTCCACCACAACATATATCGGCGGCGGCGGTGGCGGTGCGAGTGCCGTTGGTACGTCATCCGTTGGCGCTTCTACCCCCGGCGCAGGCGGTAACGGGACAGCGTCATCAATCACAGGAACATCTGTAACCCGCGCTGGCGGTGGTGGCGGCGGTACAATTTACAATAGTGTTAGCGGTGTTGCTGGTACTGGGGGTGGTGGTGCCGGAGGTACTAGTGCCGGGCTTCCTACCAACGGTACCGCCAACACAGGCGGCGGCGGCGGCGGTGGCGGCAGCGCAGGAAGTTATGTAGGGTCAGCCGGTGGCTCCGGTGTTGTCATTATTTCAGTACCGACAGCCAAGTACACTGGGGCCACGACAGGATCGCCAACGGTCACGACCAGCGGTTCGAACACTATTATGCAATTCAATTCATCGGGAAGTTACACAGCATGAGCCATTTTGCAAAAGTCATCGACGGCATCGTCACTGAAGTTCTGGTCATCGAGCAGGATGTTATCGACACAGGCTTGTTCGGCGACCCCGCGCTGTGGGTGCAGACATCGTACAACACCTATGGCGGCCAGCACCCTGAAGGGCGTCCGCTGCGCAAAAACTACGCTGGTGTCGGCTACACTTACGACGCAGAGCGGGATGCGTTCATCCCACCACAGCCATTCGCGTCATGGACACTCAATGAAGACACTTGCCTGTGGGAATGCCCAACCGCATACCCAGATGACGGCAACGTGTACATTTGGGACGAGGACACCCTGTCTTGGGCAGAGGTTCCAAATGGCGAATAGGTGGCCCGGAGGGCTTATCCGTAAAACACCAGTAACCCCGACCACATCTGCGGCTCCGGGCATTTGGACGTTAGCGGAGGCTGCGTATTGGAAAAAGCAGGGTAAGTGGCCCGCACCACCTGTCCTTGCTGACCTACTTATTATTGCGGGCGGCGGCGGTGGAGGCCCAGTTACCGCAGGCGGCGGTGGCGGTGCAGGTGGATACCTCGCGCTTTCCAGCCAGCCCCTTTCTGTGGGTTCCGTATACACCGTCACTGTGGGCGCAGGTGGAGCTGCGGGGGTGTACTTCGGAGCGTCATCCGGTCCGGGATCAACCTCGTCCATTACCAGCTTCACAGCCGCTGTTGGTGGCGGTTACGGTGGCAACAACAGCTACAGTACGCCAATCCAAAGCAACATCGGCGGCGGCGGCGGCTCAGGTGGTGGCGGGTCTGGTCAAAACGCTAGTTCCGCAGGGGGCTCTGGGACGTCTGGGCAAGGCAATGCAGGGGGCACCAGTTCCTCCTACTACGGCGGAGGCGGAGGTGGCGCGTCAGCGGCGGGCGCAAATGGCTCTACTAGCACTGGCGGAAATGGGACGGCGTCCTCTATAACTGGCACTTCTGTAACCCGCGCTGGTGGCGGTGGCGGAGGTACTATTTTTGGTCCGGGAGCCGCAGGCGGAACTGGTGGGGGCGGAACTGGGGGCGGCAACGCTGCGAACGCTACCGCTGGATCAGCAAACACAGGCGGTGGCGGCGGTGGCGGTGGGAACAATAACCCTGCGGTATACGCGGCAGCAGCAGGCGGCTCCGGCGTGGTCATTATTTCCGTGCCAACAGCCAGCTACAGTGGTATAACAACAGGAAGCCCAACGGTAACTACCAGCGGCTCGAACACCATTCTTCAATTTAACTCATCTGGGAGTTATACGGCATGAGCCATTTTGCGAAAGTAGAAATAGAATTGCCGGAAGCCACAATTTCCGCTATGCCAAACTAACTTAGCGGGGACTTCGGCGTGACTCTTCAAACATCTGGCGCAATATCATTAAGCCAAATCCAGACTGAGTTTGGAGGCGCGAACCCTATCGGCATGTCTGAGTATTACGCAGGCGGCGCCAACGTCCCTGGCAGCACCTCTGGCGTAAACGGCGCAGTGCCGGCATCCGGAGCGATCTCCATGTCTAAGTTTTTCGGCACGTCTGATGTGGCGTTCAGCCCAAGCGGCGGCACGTCCGCTGGCGCGCCGCAGACGTTGAGCGACATCGGAAATCTTTATGCCAGTGTTTCAATCACTTGCAACCAGTCAGCGACGTGGAACTGGTCAAACTATGCGGGCTTCGGCGGTTCTGTATCTGTCGCCAACGGCGGCTCCGCAACCAGTATCACCTTTAGCATTAGCACCACAGAATTTGGCGGAACTCGGTCAGCGTCGTACACAGTAAGCGCCACTGCGGCTGGGGTCACTCGTTACTGGGATGTCACAGTTACAGCAGAGGACTTCTCGTAATGTCAGAACCCAGCCACGAAGTTCAGCAGGCTCTCCTGCAATCGGACGTCAATCAGATGAAGGACGACCTTAAAGAACTGCGCCAAGAAGTGAAAGACCTGTTGGATGCTTGGAAAACAGCGACCAACGTGTTGGCGTTCGTTAAATGGCTGGCCGGTATTGGCACAGCAGTGGCTTTCTTTTGGGCCGTAATCAAGGCAAAGTTAGGGGGCTAACCGGATGTTGACTGACCCCAAATGGCTAGCCGAGGCTCGTCGCAAGATCGGAGAGCGCGAGATCAAAGGCCCACGGCATAACCCGTGGGTCGTTCGCGGCTTGGCCAAGCTCAAGGCTTGGTGGTCGGACGACGAGACGCCTTGGTGCGGTTTCTTCGTGGCGCATTGCATGGACGAGGCAGGACTGCCTTACCCCAAGCACTGGTATCGCGCAAAGGCATGGGCTGAGTACGGATCGCGTATTCGCCCAGAACGTATCGCGCCTGGCGCCATTCTGGTGTTCGACCGCGCAGGCGGTGGCCATGTCGGGTTCTACGTTGGTGAAAGCATTCGCCACTACTACGTCTTGGGCGGCAACCAAGGCGACAAAGTCAGTATCGCCCCGATCTCAAAGGATCGGTGCGTTGCTATCCGCTGGCCCAAGGGCGAAGCCGTCATTGGCACAATGGTCTATATGACCGGCGGCAAAGTTTCTACAAACGAAGCATAAGGAGAACGACATGTTCAAGGGATACAAGACTTACATCACTGCTGGCGTTGCCGTCATCACCGCTGTGGCTGCATACGCCACTGGCGATGCAGACGCGATGCAGACCGCCAACTTGGTGTTCACCGCGCTGATGGCTGCGTTCATCCGCCACGGTGTCGAAGACACGGCGAACCCTTACAAGTGATACAGGGCATCAAGCAGCTGCTGGGTCTGGTGCAGGCGATCTTTCGCCTGTTTGGAGACAGGCAGCTGCTTGAGGCTGGTAAAGCGCAGCAGCGCGATGCAGACAAGACGGAGGTCGAAGAACGTGTTGAACAAGCTAAAGATGCTTTGGCCACTCCTGATCCTGTCCGCGACGAGCGGCTGCGTGACCGCTTCGACCGCTCCCGCCGTAGTCAGTGACTATTGCAGGATCGCAACGCCAATCAGCTATGACGCTAAAAGCGACACAGCAGAGACGGTTTTAGAGATTGAGGCCCACAACAGCAAGTGGGCGTGTGTTTGTGAAAGCGACTGTCCGAATAAAACGGTCGTCAATTAACCGCTTCTGTGTTATCGCAGGCGTGAAAGGGTGTTCCTATGGGTCTTGAAAGCGCGACATACATCGACGGATTGGTCGAAACGAATCCGACGTCGTCGGACAACGCCAACCAAGGCGACAACCATCTGCGCCTGATTAAGGCTGCGATTAAGGCGACCTTCCCGAACATCACAGGGCCGGTGACGGCCACGCATGGCGCACTTAGCGCAGCGTATCTACCGCTGGCCGGTGGCACTGTGTCAGGCCCGATCACTGCGTCTGGTGGAGTGGTGGGCAACGCCTCGACCGCCACGGCGCTCCAGACCGCCCGCACCATCAACGGCGTGTCGTTCAACGGCACGGCCAACATCTCGTTCAACTCGGACGCCGTGGCAGAGGGAGCGACAAACCAGTACTTCACCACCGCCCGCGCAAGGGCGTCGATCAGCGCAGCAGGCGATCTCTCGTACAACCCGACCACTGGCGTCATCAGCTTCAGCGCCACGGGCGCCCCTGTCATCAGCGTGGCCGGCAAAACCGGCTCGGTAACACTGAACACGGCGGACGTCACCGAAAGCACCAATCTCTACTTCACCAACGCCCGCGCCCGTACTGCGATCAGCGTATCAGGCGCTGGCTCGTACAACAGCACGACCGGCGTCATCACCGTGAACGCAGCCCCTGTCACCAGCGTGGCCGGCAAGACCGGCGCAGTCACACTGGCCATCGCGGACACCTCCGGCCTTCAGACGGCGCTTGACGGGAAGTTCTCCGCCAGCGGCGGCACCATCTCCGGCAACGTGTCCGTATCCGGCACTGTGACCGCCACTGGCGACATCACGGCCTTCTCTGACGAGCGGACCAAGATGAACGTCGATACGATCACCGAGGCCATCTACAAGGTCAAGGCGATGCGTGGCGTCAGCTACGTCAGCAAGTTCGACATGGGCGAACACATCGGTGTCATCGCGCAAGAGATTGAGCGGGTAGTGCCAGAGGTCGTCCACACGCACAGCAACGGCCTGAAGAGCGTTGCGTATCAGAACCTCGTCGGCCTGCTGATTGAGGCAATCAAAGACCTTGAAGCCCGCATTTCGGAGTTGGAACACCGCTAATGGTCATGGTTCCTCTACGGAACATCGGCGCTGGCGGGCTTGTCCCCGACCAGCAGCCGTATGACGTCGAACTGACCCAGTTCGCCGCAGGCAATAACGTGCAGATGTTCAACGGTCGTCTGGGCAAGTCTCTTGGCCACGTCGATGTGACCACCGTGCCTAACGCGCCGACGCACGTCGCGGGCTGGTTCGTTGACGGGAACAACACTTTAGTCATCGGCACAGCCAATAACCTTTACCGCTACGCAGGCTCCAGTGTCGTCAACGTCACCGCAGCGGCCTACACCAGCGGATATGCCAACAGCCCCCGCTGGCAGACCAGCCAGATCGGCTTCGGCTTCCTGGCGAACAACGGCAGCGACAAACCGCAATACATGGCGCCAAGCGGCACCGCGTTTGCTGACATCGCCAACTGGCCAACGAATCTACGCACGAACTGCATCAAGCCTTTCGTCTCCTTCTTGGTGATGGTTGGCTACACAGACGGTTCGACCGAATACCCGTACACCGTGCGTTGGGGCGACGAGTTCGACCCGACATCGGTGCCAGGCAGCTACGACATCACCAGCACGACCAACTTGGCGGGTGAAAACATCCTCGGTGGCCGTCTCGGCAGGCTGATCGACAGCCTACCGCTGGCGGGCAACAACATCATCTACGCCGAACGTGGCGCGTACTCAATGGCATTCATTGGCGCTCCGCTGGTGTTTGCGTTCCGCGAACTGTTCGACGACGGCGGCATCATCAACCGTGGCGCAGTCTGCGTGTTCAACAACCGCCACTTCGTGGTCGGGCGCGACGACATCTACATCCACGACGGTTCATCCAAAGACCCAGTGGCCACGAAGCGGGTAAAAGACACGTTCTACAGCAGCGTGGCTGATGCCCGCAGCGTGTTCGTAACCCACGAACCTTCGACAAACGAGATATGGATCGCGTATGCAGACAAGAACGCTGCGAACGTCGAAACAGCCAACAGGGCAGCAGTGTGGAACTATGCCAACGATGCGTGGACTTTCCGCGATCTGCCGAACGTGCGTTCAATGTGCGTCGGTCCTGCCATCGGCGGTGGCGGTAGCGGCACAGGCGCGACGTGGGATGACCTGAACGTAGAGTGGGACAGCTGGTCGGCTCTGTGGACTGACCTTGGCGCTGACACACAAGCGCGCAACACACGGCTGTTTTCAGCTAATACCGGCGCGTCGAAGATACAGGCGCACAACGAGACGTTTGGCGCATCCGGCGTGTCGTACACATCGTTTGTCGAGACAACCAAGATCGATCTTGATCAGGTGCTTCAGCGCCCGACAGAGCGTGTCCTTCAGATCAAGCGCATCCTGCCGCAGATCAAAGGCACTGGCACGGTCACTTTCCAAGTCGGCTCGTCGTCCAGCCCCCAAGGGCCGGTGACGTGGAAGACAACGAAAGAATTTAACGTCGAAACCGACTACAAGGTCGATACCCGTGTTTCTGGCCGGTATCTCGCATTAAGGATTGAATCTTCATCCGTTGCAGGGTATTGGCAGTTGGGTGGATTTGATTTGGATGTGGAAGAGGTAGCAGAGCGGTGAGTTACACCCCTGCACCAACTCTCGCCAAAACGGTCGAAGACTTGCGCCGCTGGGCGACACTTGAACTTCAACGTGTCTCCGACAGTTTCAGGGCCGCGCAAACACCAACGATCCCTCTCTTGTATGCAGCCCCCGCCAAACCTGTCGATGGCCAGTTAGCCAGGGCGGATGGCACTTCATGGAACCCTGGTTCTGGTCGCGGTCTGTATATCTTCGACGGTTCTTGGATATTTATAGCGTAGGATACTAATATGGCGTTAGCTAGTCTTGGTTTCAATAAATCGTCGAGCAACAACGTCTCGTCAGGCGCGACTGCTGGCTATGATCTGCAAGAAAACATCAGCCAAAGCGGATCGCAGCAGGGGTCGAACGCTGTCAGCAGTGGCCTCAACATCTCGCAGTCGGGCCAGAACATCTACGGCGCGCAGGAGCCTTACCTCCAGAACCTATACGCCAACGCCGGCAACCTGTACAACAACTACGGCCTGCCGGATCGTCAGGTCGCCGACATCAATCCTATCATGGCGCAGGGGCTAGGCCAGCAGTACGGCTTCAGCCAAGGCACTGGTGAAGACATATTCCGGCAGCAGCTTGCACAGTCACTAGCCAACACGGCGGGCTTCGGCACTGCGGGCAACGCAGCGGCGACGATGGCTGGCGGCAACGTCTACGGCGCCCCAATAAACCGCGGCATAGACATGCAGACGGCGGCGCAGGCGTCGTACAACCCCTATCTCAACGGGCAGATTGACGCGGCAAGCCGCGACGTTACTCGTAACCTATATGAGAACCAGCTGACCGGCAACGCAGGGATGGCCGCAGGCACTGGCAACAGCGGCTCCAGCCGCCGTGCGGTGATGGACGCCATCGCCATGCGCGGTGCAGGCGACCGCGTGGCCGACATTTCGTCCAACTTGCGCGGCCAAGCGTACAACACCGGCCTCGGCATCGCAGCCCAGCAGGGACTGTCAAACCAGAGCGCCCAACTTGGTACCAACACTGTCAACGCCAACCTCATGGGCCAGGGCGCGAACCTTGCTTACAACATCGGCCAAGCCGGTCAGACAGGCATGAACCAAGCGTACAACACAGGCGTCAACAACGCACAGCTGGCGCAAGACGTCGGGGGCCAGTTGCGTCAGTACCAACAGCAGCTGCTCGACACGCAGTACAGCAACGAGATGAACCCGTACAACTCATTGCAGATGTACAAGTCGCTCATCGGCGATCCGACTGTCCTGTCAAGTTCGAACAGCATCGGCCTCGACAACTCGACCAGCAACAGCTTCGGCGACAGCTTCAACAACAGCTACAGCTACGGCATGGGCGCGAACATGGGGTCCAACTCAGCCACAGGCAGCGCCAAGTCGTTTGGCGCGAACGCAAGCTTTGGACCGTCAGGAACTTGATATGGCTAGTTTGTTCGACAAAATAATGCAAAGCATCAAGACGCCAACGTCGCGCCAAAGCTATGGCACGACCGCCGCGCCGCAAGCGATGCCGCAGAACGTATCGTCGATCTTCGACATGATACGGGCGCCGCAGCAGGCGCAGTTCAACGTGCAAGCAGCGCAGGGGACAAAGCCGAAGAACTACCAGCCGACCGCCATTTCAATGTCTGGCGTTCCGGTGGCGTCTGTGTTCGGCCTCCCTGGCGCGTCTGCCATGCCGCAAGACGTGTTCAACGTGTCGCCGGCCAGTGGGACTAAAGCGAAGAACTACACGCCAACGCAGATCAGCATGAACGCGCCGTCTCTCGCTGGCCCAGCCGCGATGCAGCAGATGCTGGCGATGATGAAAAACACAAGCGCGACACCGTTCGCGCCTTACGGGCAGGGGTGACAGATGGCTGTTAATTTCCAACGCAGGAACATCGGCGTCCTCGCCGACACGCCTAATTTTCAGGATGTCGGGCAGAGCGCCTATGTGGACTACGGAGCCGCGGCGCAGCAGCCCGCTCGGCCTGCCGTTATGCGTGAGGCGGTAGCCGAAGCAGACGCAGCGCCTGCCCCGATCAACCCTGCCGATTACGAGGCCCGCGCCCGTGCTGCGCTAGCGCAGATGGAAAACGCGGCACTTCAACAGAAGAAAGCGGCTGGCAACCCACTGAATGTAGCGGGTTCCATTCTCGGCGGGGTCGTTGGCCTGCCCTTCAGCCTTCTGGAGAACGCCATAGGCGGTGGGAACAACGACCTGACCGCGCCGTTCCGCCCAAAGCAGAACGCCGAAACGCGCTACCAAAACACATTGGCTTCAATCGGTGAGCGCCGTGCGGAGTTCGAAAAGGACTTGTCCAGTGTGCGTTCAAGCAACGCCACTGCGCTTAGGACCGCAGCGGGATTGGGCCGCGACGAAGACCAAGCCGGCGTAAACCAAATAGGCCAATTGGCGTCATCCATGCTGTACATGGACGACAACGCGAAAGCACAGCGTCTACCTACCCTACAGTCCATCGCCAAGCGGTATCCGAACACCAAGGAGTACGTTCAGGACATCATCGACAACGGCTTCAACCCCGCTGTCTTGGCCGCCTACGGCTCCATGTCAACCGACGAAGGCGCTCGTCAGCGTTCTAACGAGTTTCTATATGGCAATAAGGTTGTCCCCACAGGAGATGGTACTTCGGCGCTTGTTGCCACCCGTCCAGGCGTACCGGCACAGGTTATAGACCGCAGTTCGCCAAACGCAGCAGACCGCACCATAACGGGCCTACCGTTGCTCACTGGAAGCGCCATGCGCCAAACGGCGGCGGCTACGCCTCCAGTGGCGACGATGGAAAACACGCCGCGGCCAGAACTTGGCCCTAACGGTGTGCCTTCGCGCGTGACGCCCGCTCAATATCAGGTTTACGTCAATAACTTAGGTAAAGAGAAGACCGACGCTTGGATGCAGCGGTACAACATTGTCATGGACCAGCCACAGGGCCAGGCTGCTGCGCCGTCAAAAGACGCAGTAGACGCTGAACTTCGCAAGCGGGGATTAATAAAGTAATGCAAGACCTTACACAACTGTCCGACGAAGAACTCCTCCGCATGAGTGGCCGCACCGCGCCCGCTCCCGCGGCTGCTCCATCTGCGGTCCTCCCGCGTTCGATGACAACGGATATCCAAAACAAAGGGCGGCTTGCGGATACCACTGGCCAGAACATCAGCAACAAGGTGGATGCCGCCACGGCTCCAGCGGTTGTGGACTCGGCTTTTGCCAATGCGTACAAGACAAAACTTGAAGCCGGTGAGATTGAGCGCCGCGCAGGGCAAATGGGCCTGACACCGGTAGAGTACGCCGCGTACCGCGACGGTATGCTTCAATTGCCGCGGATGCAGTCGATATTAGAAAACCTTCAAATCCGCAACAAGCGCGATTTCCAAGGTATGAATCCGCTTGAGTATTTACCTCTGTCGCAGAACACAGCATTCGATTCTGTTGCCCAAGGTCTGTACGGCCCTGTAAAAGCCTCGCAAGGTCTAACATCTGGCGAAGTGAACGCAGCCGCGGAACAGAAAACAAACATCGGGCTGTTGCTGCCAACGGCCAGTGACTTGGACGCAACTAGGGAGTCAAAACTCCAGAGCTTAGAGCGGGATTTGCGCGCTGGCGTTGCACGGGGGCAGAACTACGGTTTCCGCTATCCTACGACACTGGCGTTTCAAATCGAAGACCCAGACAAAATGTTTTCGGTCGAGAAAGAGCAGCAAATGTCGGACGTTCTGTTCGATCCTAAACTTGATGCTCGTCAAGCCGCTCAGAAAATCTTAGAACTTACTGCGCCAGGCGCAAAGCCTACTGAAGCAGACATCGCAAACACCCTTGGCGACGTCACCCGCGTTCGTGAAGAGATGAGCAAAGATGGCGCCTTGTGGGGCGGCATCATTTACCGCGCGCCTGACGCGGTGAAGAACGACAAGCCCGCTCCGTCGATGACGGACAATTTCCTAAGCGGCGTCGGCGACATCGTTAAAGGACTTGCCGAGGTGCCAGGCATGGTCACCAACCCGCTCAACACTGCCGTCAACTCTGTGTTCGGCACCAACATTGGCACTGATCTAGGTACGGCAGCGCGAGAAGCAACTGGCCTGCCCGACATCAGCAACCCATACGCAAAGGCGATTAACGAAGGCGGCGCTAGTGCGCTAGGCTTTACCGGCCTGGCCAAAACCGGCACCAAATTTGCCACGGGGTTGACCGAAGAAGCTTTGAAGCAGTTGTCGGCTACCCCGCTAACCGACATGTTCACAGGCGCCGTGAGCAACACCGCGGCTGAAATTGTTCGCCAAGAGGGCGGCGGCCCACTGGCCCAATTTGCGGCGGCGTTTGCCGCTGGCGTTCCGGCATACATGGGTGGCCGCGCGACGAACAGCGTCGTAAACCCTGCCACGAAGACGGCTGCTGGGCAGGCCGCAGAGAATCAAGGTATTTTGATGATGCCAGCTGACGCTGGTGGCTCGATGACGCGGCGCGTAACAGGAGGAGCGGCGCAGCTTCCGTTCAGCGCAAGTCCTATCCTCGAAGGCGCAGAAGCTTCGGTCAACTCGGCTAGGGACGCGGTCAACCGCAACGTCAACAATCTCGGCGGCGTATTGAGCGAAGTTGAAGCAGGCAATCTCGTCACTAAAACTGGCGAAAACGTGCTGGCAGATAAAATCGTCAAAGCGGATACGATGATCAATGACGTCAACAACAAAGCGCAAGGCATAGCCATAGTGCCGACGAACGCGCTTAAGGTCGTTGATAACGAGATTGACCGGCTAAACCGCAACCCGAAGACCAACGCCGCAGCTATCGCAGAGTTGGAGAACTACCGTGCCGACATCACAGGCGGATCGGTGTTGCAGGGCGTCCGCGATCTAAAAACGAGCCTTAGCGCCAAGAGCTTTGACGGCAAACTCCGCAGCACCGCGGACCAAGCGCGCAACGGGCGTATCGCGGAGGCAATCGACGCAGACATCGAAACGTCCCTCGCCGCGGCGCCGGACGCGCTGGATGCGTATCGCAAGTTCAACAGCTTCTACAAAGAACGCGCTGGCGTACTTGACCAGTTCGACTCGCTCCTCGGCACCGGCAAGTCTGGCGAAGTGTTGTTGAAAGACATTGAGAGCCTTGGCCGTGGCAGCAAGGGCGGCGTGGAGATGCTGCGGACTGTGTTTGGTGAGATGAAGCCAGCAGATGCCAACCAGCTGCGCGCCACGCTTGTGGATCGCCTTGGCCGCCAGCAGAACGGCAGCGACTTTAGCGCCTCCACTTTCTTCACCAATTACGGTGAAAAGATGACCAACGACACCAAGGATGCGATGTTTGGCACTTCCGGCCTTCGTCGCAACCTTGACGAGATCGCGACTGTCGCCAAGGAGATGCGGGCTGCTGGCCGGTTTGCCAACACCAGCAACAGCGGCGGTTCGGTGGCTATAGGCTCGAACTTGGGGATTTTGGCAAGCGGCCCCGCCGCGCTCTTTATAGGCGATGCGGCGACGGCCACGCAGGCGCTTATCGGCGTCCTGTCCCTCGGCGGCACACAATACGCTGCCGGTAAGCTGCTGGCTTCTCCGAAGTTCGCCAGTTGGCTGGCGCGGGCGCCGAAGTCGAACGACCCGCTGGCTATCCGCAATTACGCCACCAAGCTGACCGCGATTGCGGCAGCACAACCAGAGTTGGCGCCTGACATCGAGGCGTACCAACAGTCGGTCTTGGACGCCACAGGTAAGGTAAAGCCCAAAGGCGCACTAGCCCAGTAACAGAGAAAGCCCTTATGCATGGCGTCAAAGATTCTGTTTTTGGATATCGAAACGAAGCCCGCTGTTGTGGCGACGTTCGGTATCCGCGATCAACACATAGGCCATAAGCAAATCCTGGTAGACGGCGGTGTTATCTGCGTCGGGATGAAGTGGCTGGCCGACAAGAAGGCCGCTGTCTACAGCGACTGGGAGCATGGCCACAAGGAGATGCTCCAGATCGTTCACGCGGCGCTGGAGGAGGCGGAAGCCGTGGCCACCTATAACGGGGCGTCATTCGATCTCCCGAAGTTGCAAGGCGAGTTCTTGCTGCACGGCCTCCCGCCGGCCCCGCAACTTACCCAGATCGATATTTACAGGTCGGTGCGGAAGCTGGGGTACATCTGCAACAAGCTCGACTACGTTGCCCAGATATTGGGCCTCGGCAGCAAGGTCAAGCACGAAGGCTTAGACCTGTGGCTGAAGGTCATGGACGGCGACGAAGCAGCCCAGCGCCGCATGACGAAATACTGCGCTGGCGATGTCATGCTGACCGAGAAGGTCTACAAGCACGTCAGGGCGTTCATCCACACCCACCCGCACATGGGGGCCACTAAGCCCTTAGACTGCGGCGCCTGCGGCTCCAGCCGCACCCAGGCGCGTGGTTGGCACCGGACGAAGGCCAGCATCCGCCAACGGTATCAGTGCCAAGCGTGTGGCAGTTGGAGCTTGGGGAACGCGAAGCGGGCTTAAATGTAAACAAACAACCAACTAGGGGTTGCAACGGACATTTTATATGGTATAGCGCGGACTACCGTGGGGGTTTAATCCACGGTAGTGCAACACGCCAACACACGTTGGCACTGTACCAAGGAGTGTACCGATGGCCGTTATTCAAAAGCGTGGCGACAGCTACAGAGTCCTGATCCGCAAGAAGGGCCACGCCCCCGTCTCTAAGACGTTCAAGACGAAAGCCCTGGCGGAACGCTGGGCGCGAGACACCGAATACAAGATCGACGAAGGCAAGTTCGCGGTGGACAAAGCCACCGTGGCCGACACCGTCGTGGAATACCTCAAGCGCATGGCGCAGATCGGCAAGCCGGTCCCTTACAACAAGGCGATCATCGTCCGCCGTGCGGCCACTGACCTTGGCGACAAGCGCCTTGATCAGCTGACGACCGAAGTTCTGGTCGATTGGATCAGCGGCAAGCGGGACATCCTGCCCAGCACTCGCCAGCAGTACGTCATCTACTTCCGCACCGTCCTGACGACCGCAGAGACGCTGTGGGAAGCACGGCCCGACATGGTGTCCTACGAACGTGCGGCGCGCTTCATGCGAACCCACGGCATTATCGCTGAGTCCAACGTGCGCGACCGGCGTGTCAGCGACGACGAGATCAGCACCATCGTCGATCACTTCACGCACTCCCGCATCCCGTACGAGGACATCCTGCCGTTCCAGCTGGCCAGTGCCTTCCGTATCGGCGAGACGTGCCGCCTACGCTGGGACGACATCAACGAGCAGGACCGCACGATCCTGATCCGCCAGCGGAAACACCCTCGCAAGAAGCGTGACGAGATCGCCCCGCTGCTGGGCGCCGCGTGGGACATCGTCCAGCGCCAGCCGCGTGGTGGTGAGTTCATCTTCCCGTACAAGGCAGATTCGGTCAGCGCAGGCGTCACTGTCGCGGTCGCGGCCACCGGCCTTGAAGACCTCCACCTTCACGACATCCGCCATGAGGCGATCAGCCGCCTGTTCGAACAGGGTTATGGCATCACCGAAGTGCAGCTTTGCTCTGGCCACAAAGACCTGAAGATGCTCCAGCGGTATCTGCACCTTCGCCCCGCCGATCTGCACGACGGCCCCGTGGCCATCCGCCGCTACAAGGAACAGATCGAAGCGGCGGGTAACGTAGTGCCGTTTACGAAAGCCGCGTGATCTGCAATCGTTTAATAGCTTCCAACAAGTCCTGCTGCGTTGCGTCCTTTTGCGTCAGCGTTGCATGGACTGCTTCGTCCGCAGTGTCGCCAACCAAGATGTGATAGACCAAAACGGGCTTGTCCTGCCCTTGGCGGTGTAGCCGGCCATTGAATTGAGCGTAAAGCTCAAGGCTCCACGGTAATCCGAACCAGACAATTGTGCGTCCACCCTTTTGTAAATTAAGCCCGTGGCCCGCACTCGCTGGGTGTGCCAGCAAGAGCGGGATTTTCCCGTTGCTCCAACGGTCGATCACTTCAGGGTCTTTGCCTAGGAAAGTGGCTTTCGGAAACCGCTCCCGCAACCTGGCGAGATCGGATTTGAACTGAAAAGCCACAAGCACTGGCTCATCGGTTTGTTCTAGTATTTCGGCCAGTGCGTCGAGTTTGTCGTCGTGGACGACTTCCCAACCGCCTTCTTCCAAATACGCGGCGCCGTTGCACATTTGCAGCAGCTTGCCGGTCTGCACCGCCACGTTGACCGCCGTGATCTCGCCTTGGTCCAGCGCGACCACGAAGTCTTTTTGGAGGGCGGCATATTGCTTGCGCCACTTCGGCGCGGGGCTGACTTGGATCACAGAATCAATGCGATCCGGTACGTCGAGGTAATCTTCGGCCTTCATCCTGATAGTGATGTCCGCGAGAAGCGTGTACAGCGCACTTTTCCGTTCTGGCTTGATTTCCCACTGGTTCCACTGCGGATTGCCTACAGAGCGGCAGAACTTTTCCAAGAAGATGCCCTTGGTCTTGCCTAATCGTTCACCGCGATCCAGCAAATAGATTTGCGGCCAGAGGTCGATCAGGTTGTTCGCGGCGGGGGTGGCAGTCAGCTGCACCATCCGCTTGATCTTCGGCAGCACAGAGCGCAGGGCGCGCCACCGCTTGGCCTGGGTGGACTTGAAGGCCGACGACTCGTCGATGACGACCATGTCGTATGGCCACTTCTGGCCGAAATGCTCGACCAGCCACGGCACCAGTTCGCGATTGATGACGCTAATCTGGGCGGGCAAGTCGGCGGCGCGTTTGCGCGCAGCAACTGGCAAGCCAGCGAGTACGTTGAGCTTCATGTTGGACAGATAGTCCCAACGCTTAATCTCGTCGGGCCATGTCGCCGTCGCCACACGCAGCGGCGCGATGATCAGGACGCGCTTGGCCACGCCCGCGTCCAGCATATCGCGGATCGCCGACAGCGTCGAAACAGTTTTGCCAAGGCCCATGTCCAGCCACAGGGCGCACGACGGCGTGTCCTTTATGAACTGGATAGCCTGAAGCTGGTACGGGTGGAGATCATTCCGAGAGAGCATCTATCGCACTTTCTACGTTGTCGCAGACCCAGACTTCGCAGCCAGCGTCTTTCAGTTTGCGGATCGTCTGTGCCTGAAGCGGCGTTGGCTTCTTACCAGGCGCTTTGAATTCGATGAACACGACGTGACCGCCCTTGATGAAGATGCGGTCAGGTACACCACGGTTCGACGGCGAGACAAATTTATAGGTCAGCCAGCCGTTCTTCTTGGCCCAGTCGGTCACCTTCTTTTCGATGTCACGTTCGCGGATCACTGGCACACCGCTGGCCCCCACCGGAACCCAACACTGGCCAAGATATTGAAAAGCAGTAAGACGACGAACAGCGCGACGGCGCAAACCGCCACTAATCGTTCAAACATTTTCATTTCCTGTACCTTTCACATTCGAAGCCTTCCACAGCCATCGGTAAGCCGGTGGCCCAGTCGGGCATCTGACAAATCAATTCTTCGAACTCGGCAAGAGAGCCGAAGTCTTTCGGCACTTCCGAGACGATTTCATCGTGGACGTGCATCACGACCGGATAGCCAGCCGCTTCGACGCGCAACATGGCGTCGGCCAGCAGATCGCGGGCGACAGCCTGTGTGATGTTTTCCGCCAACTTGCCGCCGTAGGTGTCGAGCTTGGCCCAGCGTCCGCCGAGGCGGCTGTCCGTACCCCAGAACTCTAGGCCGTTGTTGCCGAGACGCGGCTGGTAGTAGGCCAGCCTGCGGCCTGACGGCAGCTTGGCGAACAGGAAGTCGCCGTGACATTTGAATGTGATCGGGCCTGCTTCGAACGCATGGCCACGGTGCTTAACCGCATTGGTTGCTGCGGATTCAAGGTCGTACCAGAAACGCACGATCTTCTTGTTGGCCTTGCGCCACTTCACCTTGATCTGGTCCGCCAGTTCGTCTTCGATCTCGACGCGATACGCCGCAGCCATCGTCTGGAATGCGCCGACGCCGCCCTGGTAGCCCAGCGCCAACACGGCGACCTTGCCGATCTGGCGCTCTTCCTTGTCCTTCTTGGTGATCGTGCGACCGTAGATGCTCGTCGCTGCGTGGCAGTAGATGCACTGGCCGGTGGCGAACACGTCCAGAGGCTCTTGCTCACCGGCCAGCCACGCCAAGACGCGGGCTTCGATGGCGTTGAAGTCAACGACCAGCAGGCGGTTGCCCTGGGCGGGGACGATCATCGACCGCAGGGTCGAGGACAGCGCCACCATCGGGTCGCCGTACAGCATCTCCAGCAGTTCAGGATCGCGCTGGTCGAACAGCTGCACACAAGTGTCGGCGTCGTTGAACGCAGGGCGGGGTAGGTTCTGCGGCTGGAATCCGCGACCGGCCCACCGGCCTGTCTGTGCGCCGTGATACGAGAAGACGCCACGGGCGCGGTGGTCGGCGCCAGCGAGGTTCTGCATGGCCAGATACTTTGACGTGGACGCCTTGCCCAGCGTCTGCCGAACCTTCAACACGTCCCGCACGTTGGCGGGTAGCGCAGGGTCGGCCAGCGCAGTGAGGATGGCGTTCTTGTCATAGCCGCCCAGCCTGTAGCCTTGGTCGCGGCACCACGACATGACCTGTGCGCGAGAGCCGACACCGGACAACGCGCCGTCAGTCAGATCGACCACGCTTGCGTTCAGGCGCTCTGCGGTGGCGATGATCAGGTCGAGGGCGTTCTCGACGTTCGGCACATCGATGCCGACACCGCGCCAGTTGATCTCTTGGTCAAGCAGCCACACGGCACGTTCGTGTTCGCCCATCGGCTTGTACTTGAGGATGTAATTCTTGATGGCCCGCTCTGTGACGACGTCCTGTTTGCAATAGGCATACAGTTCGTCGAGCAAATGCTGGTCGGTGCGGCGTTCGCCACGGTAGGGTTTGCACAGGCGCTGGATTAGGAAACGACCACGGGTGTCCTTCTGGTCGGAGAGTTCCAACACCTCCGCGCACTTGCCCAGAGCGCGGGGCAGGGCGAGGGTGGCTGCAAGCGCGGCGGTGTCGTTCCACCTGTGGTCGGCCACGCCGATGTCGTGCTTCCAGAGGATTTTGTGGTGCCAGACCGCACGTTCGAACGCAGCGTTCCAAGCCCAGACTTCAGCGTTCTCCCACATAAGCGCGTGAGCCAAGCGATCAGGAAACTGCTGATCCGGCGTCCACAGCTGCGGCGCCTCGTCGTCGATGGCCCACGCCATGCAGATGACTTCGGTCGAGGGGTGGGCGGCATAGTTGTAGCCGCCTGCTGTCTTGATGTCACATTCGGAATATGTTTCAAAGTCGATGCTGATCTGCACTGTTCAATCTTTCTCTGCGCCAAGTTCGCGAAGCACCTTGCGGAGATCGCCGATCTTGTTTTTGGTAGCTCTGTGGTCTGATGCCGTCAATGACATCGTGACGAAGCGGCTGGCGTTGGCGGTGTTGACCACCAATCGCGGGTGCTTGCCGTTCTTTTCGAAGTGGTGGCCAGTGATGCCAGACCAGCGGCCCAGTTCTTTTTCCAGTTCTTTTCTAACGCGACGGTCCATGTCTTGCTCCTAAAGGTCAGGGCCGCTGGTGACTTCCAAACCAGCGGCCCCTCATTGGTTAGTCGAGGAAAGAGTCGTTATCGTCTTCTTCGATTTCGCCAAACACGTCAGCAGTGACCTTCTTGCCGCCGAACGCATCGCCGTCCTTGACGAACTGGATGGCGTCGAGGGTGGCGTTCACACGCTTGCCCCACTGGTTGTCCTGCGCCCACAGCGAGATCGCTGCGTTGACGTAGCAACCGGCGTAAGGCTTGCCGTCTTCTTCGGCCAGAGGGTTCTTCTTCTGGTCGACGATCACAGGGCGAACCTTGGTCGATGCAGAGACGAACATGGAGCCGTCGTAGCCGTCGTAATCCTTCTCTTCACCGTCGCCGATGCAGAGCTTTACCGACTTCGGCACGTCCTTGCCCCACTTCTCTGTGGCCACGGCCTTAGCCGCTTCCTTGACCTTAGCGATCAGGTCAGCTTGGTCTTCCTTGCTAAGTAGGAAGTTCGCGTTGAAGCGTGGTTCCTGACCCGCAGCGAATGCCTTCGGGGTCCAGATTTGTGGGAACGAGAGGCGGACGTTTTTCAATACAATTGCAGTCATGACTTTTTTCCTTAGTTAAATAGATCAACGGCGGCTGCGCCAAACGCAGGCCGAGGATCGTGTTCTGGGGCCAGCGATGGCTTGCCCCGTGGCTTGATGACGAAATCGGCGATCTCGTCAGCTTTCGCCCGACCCAGTGCCTTCTCGGCCTGTGTCGGTGAAATTAGTTTTACGATGTAGGCGGCTTCACCTAGCAGTGTCTCCAGCGCCTCTGTGGCTGCGTCTTCGTTGCGCCACTGGCGAACGCTGCGGCCCTCGACCAGCTTGTAGCCAGGCAGGACACCGCCACTGGACAGTACGCTGGTGGCGTATTCCTCGACGTCGCTGGCCCACGTCTTGAGCATCGACATCTTCGGCAGGAGCTTTGCGATCTCATCGACCGACAGAAGCTCTGGCGATATCGGCTGCACGTCGGCGTCCAGATCGTCGAACTTGCCCAGCGCCAGTTCGTAGTTGTGCTTGGCGAGTGCCTTGCACGTTGCCCGCGCTTTGCAGAAGCGACACGCCTTGTCGCCAGGCGCAAATGTCAGGTCGCCGTCGTTGGCCTTTTCGGCAGCAGGGCGCACAACATCAGCGGCCCAGTTCAGAAGGTCGGTGACGGAGATGCTGTACTCGCTGACATAGTCGAGGCGAGGCATGTGGATGTGCAGCACGAACGTGTCGATCTCGTACAAGGCGCCGAACGTCTGCCACACGCCAAGCGCGTAGAGCATGGCTTGTTCGTTACGATGGGCGCTGACCTTCACGCCTTGGCCGAACTTCAGGTCGATGACGTGGCACAGGCCATCGCCGACCACGATGGCGTCGGACGTGCCGAAGCCAGCTGGCACCCAGTGCGTGAACTCGACACGCTGTTCAACCAGCAGGACAGAGCCAGCGGTCGTCGCGTGGACGTTGCGGACATAGTCCACATAGTCAGCGACGTGGTTGGCCATGTCGGTCGTGACCTTCCAGCCCTCAAGCTCGTCGCCCACCATCTCCTGCGGGTCGATCTCTTCACGCAGGCACCACTCGGCCAGTGCGTGTGCGGCAGTGCCTTCAGCAGCGAAGACGCTGCCTTCGTCGGGCATACCGGCTTCCAGCGTCACGCTGCCGTGGCAGTGAAGCCAACGGTGTGCTGACGATGGGGACAGCTTGGCGTGTGCCGGTGCTGCCTCTTCGAACATTTCAAGCTGCATTCTTCATTCCTTCCAATTGGCCCCACTGGGCAGTCATTGCTTCAGCGATGCCGGTGTAGGTTTCGCTCCTGATCTTCCAGCGGTCGGCGCTGGGCGGCAGGCGGTTCTGACCGCTGTCGGTCTGGTTCGCCCACCGCTTTTTGCCGTCCACGATGCGCGGCTCCACGATGGTTGTCGGCACAAGAAGCGGTAGATTCTTGAGCCAAAGACAAGTCGCCTTGCTGGCGTCATGCCCGAACTGCCACGGCTGGATCGTCTGGTCGGCCTTGCGGATGCGAGTACCGATGCAGCCGATGGGGTTCTCCAGTGCGATACGCGGGATAGGGGCGTCAAGCAGAAACTGCACGAAGGCCAGTGCTTCTTCGGTTTGTTCGGCCCTCCCAGGAACGCGCTTGTTCCAGTGAAGGCCAGAAGAACACAGGTATGTGCAGGGCGGGTGGGCCACCATCAAATCCCAACCGTCGTTGATGATGTCGCGCACGTCGCCTTGGTAGTGCGGTCCCTCGACATCGGTCGGCAGCAGATCGCACGACAGTGCGTCGTGGCCGGCGGCTATGAACGCATCGCGCACAGTGCCGCTGTATTCACAGGCAACAAGAACCCTCATCGAAATCCCTTTCAAGTGAATAAGAACGACATGAACAGCGCCAGCCAGAACGCCCCGCACCACGCCAAGGCGGTGATGCAGCCCCGCGCTGGGCGCAGTGCGTCGTCTTCGTCACGCATTGGTCCGCTCCAGTTCGCGCAGCACCTGTTCAGGCGTGAGCTTGACGAGGTAGCCATTCGCACGGCTCCATTCGCCAGTGGCTTGGGATAGCTCGGCGTCGATGACCCGAAACTTAGCGCGCATCTTGTTGCGCTTCTTAATAAGCGTTTTGACCAAGGCGTCAGTCATTGACCGACGCCTCTGCGTTAGCGGCGTGGAAGACCGCGGTGAAGTGGATAGGGTTGAGTTCGGACAACTTCTTGACGTTGTATGCGGCCAGTAGATTCTTAGGTGCGGCTGCGCCGTGGACGCCCGCAAGTGTCGTCAGCGCGTGGCGAACGTCTTCAAGGCTGGCGGTGGTCGGTTCAATAAACTTGTCGATAGCAGTTGGTTCAACAACTGGCGCGGGCTGCGTCTTCTTTTCAGCGGCCTCTAAAAAACCAAGGATCACACCTAGGTCATCGTGAAACTCGGCCACTGCGCTGTGCAGTGCCTTCAATAGTTCTTCGTTAGTCATTTTCAATTCTCCAGTTGACACTTCGTTTCGACGCTGTAAATGTGCGGCGACAACCCCTAGTTAGCAACTCACAAATATGTGTCAAGGAGAAAAATGATGATTAAAGATGAAGAAAAGAAAATTCGTGCAGCGGTCGAGCGAGTGGCCCAGATCGCGACCGGCGGCAACATGCGTCGGCTGTGCGGCGTTCTCGGCGTGTCCACACAGGCTCTATACAAGTGGGTCGTGGACGGTGTGCCAGTGAAGCGCGCACTTCAGATGTCCATGCTCACCAAGGGGGGAGTGCAGTGGCACGAACTCTGCCCACATGTTGCTGAAGAGCTTCGCCTGAGCTTGCTGGCGGCGGTGTCGAAGTGAGCATCGCTGATCAATACCGCGCGTTGCGTGATGCGATCCCAGATGCAGATTTCGTCAATCACCCGCCGCACTACCGCCAGGGTGACGTCGAATGTATCGACGCCATCCAATCGGCATTGACGCGGGAAGAGTTTCGCGGCTACTGCAAGGGCAATTCGCTCAAGTACATCTGGCGTGAAAAGCACAAAGGCCAAGACGAGAGCCTGAAAAAGGCCATTTGGTATTTGAACCGCGCCCTTGGCGAATAAAAAAAGGGCCGTCCCGAAAGACGACCCAGTTCGGAGGAAAGGAATTAGAGTGTCTTACCTGAAATTACACGGCGCGCAACTGATAGCAGCAGGGTATTCCCCACTGCCTATTAGGGCAGGGTTCAAAGCGCCGGCCATCAGCGACTGGCAGAACTGCCACGCTGACGCTGACAAGATGGATCAGTGGTTAAGCGATCCACGCATGGCGAACTGCGGTGTCGGCATCTTGACCGAGAACACACCGGCCATCGACATCGACTGTCTCGACAAGGACGTCAGCTACAAGCTGGTGAAGTGGGTCGAGAACAACATCGGCAAAGCACCGCTGCGGATCGGCAAGAAGCCGAAGGCGCTGATGGTGTTCCGCTGCGACGAGCCGTTCGGTAAGATTCGGTCGAACGAATATGTGGACATCCTGGGCAACAAGAACGCGGTCGAGGTGCTGGCCAAGGGGCAGCAGTTCGTCGCCTACGCCGTCCACCCTGATACGCAGCAGCCCTACGCTTGGCCAAAGAAGTCGCTGATCGACGTCCCGCACGACGATCTGCCGACGCTGACCAAGGAACAGGCGCAAGAGTTTGTCGCCTATTTCGAAAGCATCATCCCTGAAGATTGGGAACTGTCGCGCAAAGGCGTGTCGGTCACGCACGGGGATGACGATGATCTACTGACATTGCGGCCAAAGTTGGGCAAAAGTGTGGCCGACCTTGAGGCGTGGATGGAGAGCCTCGACCCTGACTGTGGCCACGATGAGTGGGTGAAGGTCGGCATGGCGCTGCACCACGAAACGGACGGCGAACCGGAGGGTCTGCGCCTGTGGGATGACTGGTCGAGCCAGAGCGGCAAATACGTTCACGGTGAGTGCGCCAAGCGGTGGCGCTCGTTCGGTCGCAACTCCAGCGCCCAGCCGGTGACCGCCGCTTACATCGAAGGCAAGGCCAAGAAGGTCGTGCGTGAAGAGAAGAAGCGCGGCTTGGTTGACCAGCTGGTCAAGGACTTGGTGTTCGTTCAGGTGTCGGGCAGTGCGCGGGTCATCCGCGAAGACGACATACAGGACGGGCTGGAGCTTTACGGCGTCGAGGATTTGACCAAGGAATTCGCCAACCAGTCGATCCCCGTCAAGTCCGAGAACAAGAAAGGCGAAGAGGTCGTTGACATGGTCAACCCGATCAAGCTCTGGCTCACGCACCCCGAACGGCGCACGGCGCGCGGCCTAGTGTTCCTGCCAGAGGGCCAGAAGATCGGCGCGTACAACCTGTGGCGCGGCTGGTCTTGTGAGCCGGAAGAGGGCGACGTGTCGATGTTCACCGACTGGATGTTCGACATCATCGCCGACCGCGACGAGACGAACTATAAATGGATCATGGGCTGGGCTGCACAGATGGTGCAGGAGCCGATGACGAAGATCGGCGTGGCCTGTGTGCTGCGTGGCCTTAAAGGCACCGGCAAGTCGAAGCTGGGTGAACTGCTGGGCGGTTTGTTCCCGCAGCACCACAAGGTCATCGCGCGCCAAGAGCAGCTGGTCGGCAACTTCAACCGCCATCTGGAAGACTGCCTGCTCCTGCAAGCGGAAGAGGCGTTCTGGGCGGGCAGCAAGTCAGCTGAAGGCGCACTGAAAGACCTCGTCACCAACCCTCGCATCATGATTGAGCGCAAGGGCGTGGACAGCTACATGGCGCCGAACTTCACCCGCATCCTGTTCACGTCGAACGAGGAGTGGGTCGTGCCAGCCACGGCGGACGAGCGCCGCTGGGCCGTGTTCGACATCAGCGCACGGCGTAAGCAGGACTATGACTTCTACCAGGGTTTGCAGAACTGGTACGACCGTGGCGGCAAGAAGCATTTGCTGCACCACCTCAAGACGTTCGATCTGGCGACGGTCAACGTCCGCACTGCCCCGCAGACGAAGGCGTTGCAGGATCAGCAGATGCGTGGCGGTGACTGCGTCCAGCGTTGGCTGTTCGACTGCCTGATGGAAGGCGAGATCAAGGACAGCAAGAGCGGGGCGGTGGTCCAGTTCGGCGAGGTCGAGGCCAACAAGGCCACGATCTACGAGAGCTACCGCAACTCGCTGCAACGCCATTGGGAGATCAAGAGCGCCAATGCGTTCTGGACGATGGCTGCGCGCTATGACGACGTGTTCGCCAACAGCAGGGGCAAATACGCGGCGGGTGCGCGGTACAAAATATGCACCGTGGCGTCGCTGACCGAGGCGCGTCGTCTTTTTTCCAAGAAGCATCAATATCAGGTTGACTGGCCTGATCCTCTCGCTATTGAGGACTGACAATAAGAAGAAAGGAAAAGTGAAAAGTGAACGAAGTCAATCTAACCGAAGACACGCTCAACCACATGCCGGCCATTGTCCGCATCGCAGGCGAGTACAACATCACCATCATGCAACTGCTGGGGCCAAGCAAACAAGAGAAGCTGGTCGCGGCGCGTACCGCCTTGTGCCGCTTGCTTCATGGTATGCATCTGCCAATCGCTACCATCGCCAGGGTGGTCGGTCGTGACCGCACCTCTGTGCGGAATCTGTTGGATCGTAAGGTCAACCCGTCGCCAGCATATTTCGCCAAGCGTGAGGTCGCCGATCCACCGCCGCGTGAACACACGGCACAACGCTACAAACATGCTTGCAAGCGCGGGTCGAAGGCACTGGCCGATGCGATCTTCGCTACGGGCAAGACACACGGCCCGATGTCCGAGAGGCAGCAGATCGACGCCCTTCTTTGGTGCCGCGACGGACTGAAGAATCTTCATGCAGTGGGGTGGATGGTATGAGCGACATTGAAAAAGAAAAGTTTAGGCAAATTGGCATAGACCTGATTAACGAATATCGGCAGCAACGTGGGATTAGGCTACTCGATTGGCTGGTAATCGACACCCCTGAAACTAGTGCCTTTATCCGCTCCATCCAACTGCACGAAAATACCCAGAAGGAACTTGCCGACTGCAAGCAGGAACTCGCCGACTTCAAGCAGAAGGTGAGCGATGTAGTGGAGCAAGCGTTGTCGTTTGGTGATGTTGAGAGCCTGCGCCGCAAAGGCGTTCTTTCCCGCTTCATCATCCCCAAGCCCAAGCCTGACCCGCTGCGTGAGATTGCAGAAGCTTGGGGTTTACACAACACCGTCGCTAAATCTTGGGTTGAAGACCTCCGCGCCACACTGGAAGCCCGTGGCTTTGAGATAAGGGAAAAGAACGATGACTGAATACGGACGCTTTTACAAAACCGTTCCAATGGTCGGCACGATACCGGAGAACAGCAGCGGCGGTGGCGGCACTGGTTTGCAGACTGTGGTCTGCGGCAAAGTTGCAGCGGCTGGCCCTGACCGCATTGGTGGGGGTGGCGGCTTGCCGTGCGGTGTCGTGGGCGTTGCTACACAGAGCGATGCTGATTTGCTTGAGGAAATGCGCTTCACATACGAAACCGTTTGCTCCGAGGGCTACAACGACACTGATTACACCGAAGACCTTGATTTTGAGATTGAGGCAAGGGGTTGGGAAGCTGCTTTTGCGGTCGCTGTAGCTAAGTTACGCCAGCCCACACAGAGCGATGCGCTTGCGGCGGAAAACGAGCGGCTGCGCGAGGCACTAGCACATATTGCTTTTAGCGGAGCAGACGGCCCGTATGGGGAGTTTGGTGAAGCCCTTAATGAACACCAGATGCGGCGCGTGGCGAAAGCAGCACTACAGGAACAAAACAAATGACTAATGAACGCCTACGACAATCAATAGAGCAACTGACCAAAGACACAGCAGCCGAATGGCAAGCAGGATATGAAGCTGGCGTTGAGGCTTCCGCTAAGGCGCTGGCAGATGACGCCAAGAAGTGCGACTGCTTTGCGCGGAATGAAGGCGAATGCGGATGCGGCGCTTGGTGTGAATGGAAGTCGATCACATCCGCAAGGGCTGTGGAGATCGTCCGAAAACTGGCTGACACGCCATGACCCTGCGCCAGTTCCTTTGGGAAAACTTCGGCTGGGACATCTACGAATGGGGCGACGAGGACATCAGGTTCTAGGTCGCCCCAAGCGCGTCAGAATATCGACGTGTCGAACGGCTGGCCAAGGAAGTCCAGCATATCTTTCCGCTTGCCGGCCATGATCGACTCGCGCTTGGCGGCGAGTACCTGAAGCACCGTGATCGCGGCCTTGGGTGCAGCGATGGCGCCACGCTCCCAGGCCTTGTAGGTCGGGTGGCTGACGCCAACGGCCTTCGCGGCTGTCTTCTGTGTCAATCCCCCACGCTTGCGGATCGCGCGAAGCTCTTGGTGCGTGATCAAGAAGGGGCGTGTGTGGTATCCGAATACATTAGGCATCCCCTTGTTTAACGTGAGGGGGTGGGTAATGCAACCTTTATGGGGGTATCCCCGCGGCGCCAGGATTCCAATTCATTTGGAAATTCTGATCGAATTGAAATTTGCCCACGGCAACCAGTTTTGTATTTCCACATATTTTGGCGAGTGGATCGCAATTTTCCCGACGCATTTCTGCGGTTTCTGGTCGTGGGCGCATGGCGCTAGGGCGCATGGCGATAGGGCGCATGGCGCAGGGCGCAGGGCGTCAAGGCGCATGGCGCTAGGGCGCATGGCGCTAGGGCGCGGCATTGCATAGGCGCGATTAGGCGGGCCGCGATTGGGCGGGCCGCGATTGGGCGATTGGTTAGGGCGCATGGGCTTAGGCTAGGGCCGCTTTCAATTGGGCAATCAAGAGCGCATGGCTCTTGCCGCTTTCGGCCCAATCGCGGGCCGATACGCTAGCGGGCCGCTTTATATCCGCCATTAGAGCTTGAAACGATTGCTCAGACGCTAGGCGGGCCGCTTTGCTTTCTCGCGTTCCATGCTTGGCCAGCTCTCGCGCCGCCCATTGTTCGGATTGTGTCATTGTGTCGCTTTCCTTACTGGCCAAGGCTTGATTGCCTAGCGCCAGGAAAAGCCCGCCTAACGTGATTGCTAGGCGGGCTTTGCGGGCGTTAGGCGTTAGCAGCAATCGCAATTGGCAA